TCAGCTTCACGGTGGTGGCCGTAGCCTGAAAAAACAAACCCGTCACGGACACATCGGGCTGGATCTCGATGTGGTCTTCGCGCTGAGCGAACAGCCACACGTCGTTGGAGAAGAGGCCCCGGTACGCCTCATTGATGAACCGGCGCAGCTCGGCGCGGTACGTCGGTACGTCGGGCGAGTAGTCCAGAATGGACCCAGCCATCGACAGCATCTGCGAGAGGTTCACCGTGACTCCTACGGAGAGGCCCCGACCCCCACAGGAGAGGTGGGGCCGGGGCCAGAGAGGGCCTGAGGACGAGGGACAGGCCCCCCCTGTATGACTCAGAACTGGGGGTAAACGCAGATGTTTACGAACTGGGCCGTGGTCGCGTCGGCCGCCTCAAGCGCCACCCCGAAGGTCCGCGCGATGTTCGCGGCCACCTGAACCTCGACCTCGCCCGCCGTCACGACGGAGGCGACGAGCGCGTCCCCTGCGACGATGGTTCCGGTGTCGTTGGTGCAGTTGGCAGTGGCGAAGCCTGAGATGACGACGCGGACGTCCTCACCGGAGACGGCGCTGTTCAGCGCCACACCGCAAGCCAGGGGCTGACCCAGGGCCTTGAGGGCGGAGATGACCACGTTGAGCATCGAGTCGGCGGTGCCGTCGATGCTCCACATGACCACGTCGCCAGCGGTGATGGTGCCGGCCGCGATGAACGTCTCCACCTTGCGGCGGTGAGAGGCGGACGCGAGACCACCAGAGGCGGCGGGCTCGAGGTACTGCAGCATGTCGTTGGTGGCCATTCTATGCCTCCGAGTTGGCGAGGACGCCGCTGGAGAGGAGGTGGTCGAAGCAGAGCTGGGTACGCAGCATCACGTCGGCGCTGCGGCTGGTGTAGCCGGAGAGCTTCTCGAAGTCGCCGAGCGTGAAGTTCGCGCGGGAATCGAAGATGACCTTGATGTGCTTCGTGTTGAGGATGTACGCAGAGATGATCTGCGCGGCCGCGCCACCCGGGTTCGCCGGGAGGTTCGGATCGACGTACATCATCGCGCCGTGGAAGGCGAGAGCGAGCTTGCCGGAGTCCAGCGTGGTCTCGCTGATGTACCGCTCCTTCGCGAAGAGGTCGAGCTTGTACAGCTTGTAGCAGGCCTCGGACGCCAGGATGAGATCCGGCGTGGTGTCGGGCGTGCGCTGCTGGGCACCCAGGAACAGGTCCGTCAGGAGGCCAGTGGCGTTCGTTGCGAACGCACCACCACCGTTGACGTACTGGTTCTGGAGGTCGGTGAAGGTGGTCTTGGACAGACCGCCGACGACGTTGTTCTGCGCGGCGGCCAGCTCGGGCTCAAGGAAGCCAGTGCCAGCGGCAGTGCCACCGTTCAGGGTGAGCATCTCGGTCATGATGGTCGAGGTGCCGGCGACAGCCTGCTTCTCCCACTCACGCTTGAACATGCCCATGACGCTCTTGAGGCGAGCCTCGGCGATGTCCACGATGGCGCGGGGGCCGCTGTTGGACAGCTCCTCCTTGCGCGTGATGACGACTGGCGCGACGTAGTCGGCGAAGTCGAAGGAGGCGTTCCGCAGAACGTCCTTGACGGCGAGGTTGGTCGCCTCGTAGCCGCTGGAGAGCTGAGTGATCGAGCTGTGCTCGGAGAGAATCAGCGGCTGGTCAACCTTCTGGCCACCGTCCACGATGCGGACGCCGCCGGAGCGGTTCATGTGGTCGAGAAGGGGGGTGGTCTTGAAGAGCTGATCGACCTCATCCTTGATGAGTTCGCGCAGCGTGGACGACAGGATGTCGTTGCTGAGGACTGCCATGGGGCACCGTGGGTACAGGGTGGAACGATTCTGTGTTCGACCGTGTCCCGCTACGGTGGGGTGTCCTGCAACAGGGCCCAGGCGGGGGGTAGCACGGGAACGCTACCATGCCGCCAGGAACCCTGCAACTTCAGCTACTTGCCGTGAGCCTGGAGCCACTGGGCCACAGCCCAGCCACCCTGAGCCCGCACAGCAGCAGGAACGCGGCTCGACCCGGTGGCGCGTGAAGCTCCCCCAATCTTGAGCCCAGCCTTCTTCGCCTCGCCCCGCACACGGAGCAACTCGGCACGAAGCTGCTCACGCTCATGCAGGGCGCGGCCACCCTGGACGATCGCGTAGGCGCGCTCGAGCGTCAGATTCTCATCCGACTTCAAGAGCTTCACCACATCAGCCTTGACCTCAGGCTGGTTGATGTCTGGGTTATCGGCCTTGAACCGCTCAAGCTGTGCTCGTCGGTTCGACAGCTCGACCTCCTGGCGCACGGGCTCAAGAGCCTGGCGCAGGGAAGCCGCCACCTGCTTGTCGATGTGGGCCTGCACGCTGTCTGGGTCGAAGGGGTCGAAGCCCACCTCTGCCTCAGACCGCGACTTCAGGTCCTCCATGAACTTGCCGCTGGTCAGCGCCTCGCGCTCAGCCTGCAGGCGCTTCCGCTCTTCCGCCACCTGCTGGGTACGCTTCGTGGTGAGCGCACGCAGGTTCGCGACGAGCTTCTTGGCATCATCAGGCAGAGCCTCAAACTGCTCCTTCGACACGGAGAACGGGTTCTCCAGAGCCTCAGCGGTCAGCTTGCCAGCCGGGTCCTCCTCCACCTCGGGCTTGTCACCCTCAGCAGCGAGGGCGGCGCGGAGCTTCGCGATGGCCTCTTCCTTGCGGGAGGCCTTCTCGTTCAGCGGGACTGTGACATCCCCACTCTCCTCGGTGAGCTGCTCTGCCTCCTGGGGGGCGGCCTCCTCTGAAGGGGCCGCCTCCTCAGCAGCGGGAGCGGTGTTGTCCGCCTCCATCAGCAGACCTCGACAGAGAGGTTGCCGTCCTTGGTCCAGCGCGTCTTGGCGGCGGGCACGCCCATCGACAGGCCCTCCTCCGCTGCGCCGGCCTTGAACCACGTTCGGAAGGTCAGGTCCTTGACCTCCACATTCTTGGAGTGCTTGTCGGCAGCATCACTGGCGGTGGCCAGGGCCACAGACATGTCGCTTCCAGCAGGCATGGCAATAGCCACCCGCAGGGTGCCGGGCTTCATCTTGGGCATGTCGTCGTCCTCTGCCTGCTACATGCGCTGCATGAGCAGGTCGTCCTCTTCGACTTCCATCTCAGCGCCCCCCATGGGCTCCTCGACTTCCATCACCTCTTCTTCCACAGCCATCGGAGCTTCTCCCTCCATCGGCTGCTTCAGGAACATTGCGAAGTCCCTGCTGTCCGCCAGGGTACGCAGCTTGCCAGCGAGGAGCTGCAGGTCGCGATCGTCCTGCACTCCCTCCACGTCAGCCATCGCCAACGTGTCCGCCAGCTCCGCGTCAGCGGCGGCCGTAGCCACCATCATGAGCTGGTTGACGAACTCAGGCGGCAGCACCTCTTCGTCAGCGGAGAACGTCGGGTACTCCTCAGCCATCGGGCCAAAGGCAGGCAGCACGGCGTTCAGCGCATCGACCACCTTGTTCAGGGCCGTCATGCTGAAGTCGCCCTGCGGAGCCATCTCCGTCAGAGTCTCGTCGCGAGCAGCGTCAACCTCATCTGCGCGAGACATGGCCTCGTCACGAAGGGAATCCAGGCTGTCCATACTCATATCACTTCCCGAATCTTCTGGTTCGTGGCAGCCCATAGGCGGCGCGGACATCAATCCCTTCAATGTCCCTAAGGTGATTAACGTACTGCTCCTCAGCTTCTGGGGTCAAGTAGCCCTCTTGCTTTGCTCTTACGACTGCGTCGTAGTTCAGCTTGTCAAAGCCAGCGGGAGAGAGTTTGGCAAGGGGTCTGCCCATCTGTTCAGAGGCGAACTTGAGCTGCTGGTACGGATCCTGAGTGGTCGAATAACCGTGCTTCAGGAACGCCGCCGGGCCGCCAACCAAGTCAGCCGCCATGCCGGCAGCCCCGCTCATAGCGGCCCCAGCCGCCTTGGGGATCCCAAGACCAACAGCGCCAGCCGCCAGCCTCTTTGCCGTGGGGCTGGTCAGCGCACGTTTTGCTGCCCCTATCGCTGGAGCCGCCAGCCTCTTTGCTGAGGAGAGGCGAGAAGCCATCAGGCCATCTTCAGCCACTTCAGCCACGGGCCGAATCATGTCTCGGTCAAGGACAGAGATCTCCTCAAAACCTTGCCGTGTGTCTCTAACGAAATCAAATCCAGCCTCGCTCATGGCCCGAACGTATGGCTCAAAGTACTCGTCTGGCCCGTATTTTTTCATCATCTCGTTCTGAAAACGCCCCACTGCCGCCGAGCCTGCATCGCCAAACTTCTCACCAAGTTCCTTCTGTGCCATACGGGTAAACCGAGCGTCCATGTCGGGCGTCCGCATAGCTGGGCTCTGCTCGAACACGCGAGACTCATCAAACGGGATGTCCATCTCGAGCAGGTTGCCAGGGGATCTCGCCATCTTTTTGGCAAGCTCCTCTGCGGACATACCCCTTCGATAGCCAGCCGCATACTTTGCAGCGAAGTCCCGCTCAGGGGTGACGTTGACTCCTGCTCCAATCATTCCCCTGCCTGTAGTTGGGCGGATCTGATTGAGCGGAAAGTCCTTTGGTGAGCCGTGGTAAGTCCTCAACAGGTACTGCTGGCCCCTGGTTGTCGCGCGCGACTTTGCTCGCTCGGTTGCTGCCGGCAAAGAACCTGAGGGCCGAGGAGGGGGCAGTGGTCGCTTGGCCATGTCACTCTCCCCGGATTGCGGAGTCAAGCATACCGCGCTGCTGCAGCTTGGACACACTGAAGGTCGAGGCGGCGGCGTCGCTGGCATCCATGCCAGAGGCGAGTTTCGACTGGTACTCCTGGCTGTCAGCCTCAAGCTGCTTCTGCTCGGTGCCGAACGTGTCCACGCTGTCCTCGATGAAGTTCTTGTCGAACTCCGTCGCACGCACCAAGCCCTTCTCTCGCGCGATCTTGTCGGCCTCCTTGGTGGAATCCACCCACTGGCCGAGCCCGCGATCGAAGTAGCCGGTGTCCACACCGCCCCACGACCCACGGGTCCGCGCTGGCATCGTCACCTTGGGGTACAGGTCTGCGCCACAATCACAGTCCAGGGCGACCGGCTTCTCCTCCACCGAGCACAGGACCTCCTCTCGAGCCCCGCATGCTTTGCAGAAGTAGGGGTAGAGCGGCATCAGACACTCCCCATCATGGCTGCGATGTCATCCGGCGAAGCGGTGGCGACAGCAGACTGGATGTCAGGCGGCGCTGCACCTGCGTCCATCGGGCCCGCTGCGCCAGGCGGCGGCTCTGGTGGAGGAGCGAGTGGGATCTCTTCAAGGCCCAGCATGCTGGCGGCCTGCTCCAGAAGGAACTTGGGGTCCGCACCCAGCGCCTGCAATGTCGGCACGTTCATCAAGAACTGCTGCTTCCGCATTGCCTCAGACACCGGGGTCTGGCCCTCATCCTCTGCGTAGACCTTGAAGTCTCCAAGCAGGTCGGCGGCGGCAGGCCGAACGGATGCTTTGTTGACCATGATGGGGATGGTCTTGTTGTCCACGAACGTGGCGAGCGTGGCGAGGTACACCCGCACGAGTTCCTCGATGGTGGCGTCACGCTTTCGCGCGAGGTGACCAAGCTGAGATGACGAGTAGCTGACCAGCGCCGCAACCTCAGCAGCAGAGGCTCGACCACCCAGACCCTGCCCACGGCTGAACGGGTCCTGATTGGTGGACGTGTACTGGTCGTCCATCACCTCGCTGACGTACCGGCTCGTCTCGGCCGGCAGCGGGGTGTGGGGCACAGGCATGATCTGCTCAGCCAAACTCTCACCAGGGTCGAGGTCCACTTCGATAAACAGACCATCAACACCAGACCGCATGTACCCCTGGTTCTCCTCATCGAGCGCGCCCGACCGGACGAGGTACTGCCGAGCCACCTTGCGAACCGCAGAGGCCTGGAAGCTCCGCACGATGTTCTTCTCGTAGAGCTGGTCGTAGATGCGCCGCAGGGCCGAGTAGCCCTCCATCGGGCGATGCGGCAACGACGAGAAGTACAGCGGGACGATCGTGCTCAGCAACGTGCCATCCCACGAACGCACCGGGATGTCGGTCACCTCAAGGAAGCGAAGCTCGCCATGAACGTCAGGCGTCCAGAAGTACAGCTTGCCACCGTCGAAGTCGTAGAACTCCACCATGCGGACGTACTCATCGAACTTCGTCGCCATCGCTGACGGCATCGACTCCCGGCTCTCCTCGTCGTACCGGTCCCGCTTGAAGTACGGCTCGCGACGACGGGCCAGCCACTTGCGGTTCCCGAACTTGGCCTTCGCATCAGACAGCGGAGCCCAGTAGGCGTGCCCGACGAACCGGCTCTCGTCCCAGGTCGGCGCATCCACGTCCACGATGACCTCCCACGGAGGCAGCGCCACAGGCAACACCTTCTTGTAGGGGTCCTCCGTCTCGCGAGGAACGAGCTTGATGAAAGCGTTGGGGTGAATCAGCGCCATGCGCGTACCGTGCTCAATGGCCTCCCGGCACTCCTCCGACAGGAACCCGTTCGCCACGGTCTGCGCGACCTCAGCGTCACCAAGCGAGCGCATTCCCTTTCGGACCACGCATGCAGGGTTCCGGGCGTAGAGCTGGCCGATGATCCCCTCGATGTAGCCGAATGCGTCCGATGTCTGGACTTCGATCTGGTCACCGTTCCGCTCAGGGATTGAGAAGAAGCGCGTCTCGTAGATATCCTTGAGAGCCTCCTGCTCGGGGCGCTGGGCCTCCCAGTAGCGGTCGTGCTCCTCGAGCTTGAGCTTCACATCGGCTGGCTTCACATCGGCCTCCTGCGATCACCACGGACATTGAACGGATGAGGCCGCTGAGCGTCTCGGGTCCGGTTCTTACGAATCAAGTCTTCCATCGTCACCCTACTACGGTCCTCAGGAAGGCGCAGGGGCACACTCTGGGCAGCGATTAACGCCAGAGCAAGGCTGATGAGCCGGTCGTCGTGCTTTCCTGCCGCGTGATCGGGGCGGTTTTTGCGCTGGTTCCACCCTGTGGACGCCAACTGGTCGAACAACTGCTCTGTCACCTCGCCAAGCAGCCCATCTTCCAGCGTCGCGCGGACAACTTCGTACAATCCGGCGCGATTACCCCCATGAGTGCGCCACGGCTTGCCTGATTCGCTCAACCACAGCCGCCGACGGGGGTATCCCAGCCGCTTCACGTCCTCGATGACCCGCCTGCCGTAGACATTGGACTCAATCACCAGCACAGGCCACTCATACGCCCGGCCCAGGCGCAATATCGCCTCACCAAGGCGGCTCGGGGTGGTCCGATTGCAGGCCCACTGGGCAACCAGGGACCGCGAACCACCATCAAGGACGGTGATGGCGCTCTCATCCGAGCCAACGCCAGCCGCTACGTCCACACCCATGGTGTACTCGACCTCAGGCTCCCAATCCTCCAGCACTTGGAGGCGATCCCGGTCGGTCGCAGCCACCCGCTTGACCTCCACATGCTCCATGCTCTCCACTGGGAAGAACCTCTTGGCCTGCGTGGCGAAGGCCTCTTCGACGGTGAGCGGGTACTCCCTGCGGAACTTGGCCTTGCCGAGCGTGGCGATCTGCCGGCGACGCCAAGCCACCTGCTGATGCGTCAGACCATGCTCCTCCATCAGGACAAGCTCAGCCGCTGTCGGCGCGAAGTCCCGCTTCACCTTGTCGGCATACGCCGGATGCAAGGTCCAGGGCAGGAACACCACCTCCCAACCGTTCTCCGGCGCACCCATGCACAGCTCATGGAACTTGGAGCCAGGCTTGTTGACCGTGCTCTCCAAGACCAGCAGCCCGTCACCCACCGTTGCGTCTACCTCAGCCACCGTCTCGTTCTGGTCTGGGTAGAAGTCGAACTCTGACAGGTGACCCATGGCAGCAGCGAACGAGCGCGTACCACCCCGGGCTCCAGCCATGTAGACGGTCTGGTTCGCACCGCTGTCCTTGAGCACCAGCGTGCTGTCGTTGATCTTCGATGCCTTGGGGCGCATCTGCTCAGGCAGACCCATGTACATGCCACGCAGCATGTTCGCGATGTTCTTCGCAGCACGGTCCACATGAGCCATCGAGGCCACAGGCAGAGGACGGTCAGCCATCAAAAGAGCATCGAAGAGGAAAGCCTCGACCTCCGTGCTCGCTCCCAGCCGTCGAGCCTTGGGAACAAGGATGCGGTTGTGGCGACGCATCGCCTCACGCAAGACGAGCTGGGCAGCACGCGGCTCGTAGTACGTCCACTCCTTCGTGTCGTAGTCCACGATGCGGTACGCCCGCATGCGCGTGTCCTGAGGAAGCTGACGGAACTGGTCGAGCGCGCTCAACGACGCCCCCAGCCTGGACAGGGGGACGCATCCTTGCGGACAGCCACTTCGTCGCCCTGGGCGTACAAGCTGTCAGCCATCCAGTCGAGGATGGCAACACCCTCACGGGTCTGGGGCTCACCCTCGATGTCCGAGTCCGGGTTCGACCCCACCACCTCATCGCTCACGCACTGGCCCCGGTAGCGGTTCCGGCACGTCAGACACGTCCGCTTCATGAATCCACCTCGATGACGCGAACCGACCCAGCCTCAGCCTCCTTCACAGCAATCTCCTCGAGCCTCGCCATGAACGACTGGAGCTCCTTCGAGCCACCATCAGCCTCCTGCTTCACGCCCTTCTCCAAGCTCTTGATGAGCCCCTCGGCTGCACGAAGACCAATGGCGTCCACCTGACCGTCCTCGTCCCGCCTGTCGATGGCCTCTTCAATCGTGTCCAGGGCCTTCGACGCCAGACCAAGCTGACGCTCCCGGATGGCCTGCCACCCCTCCGCATACCCACGAACTGGCCCGACAGTCAGCCCAAGCAACTCGTTGAAATGCTTGCGCTTTTGGAGAGAACGAACCTGCTTGATGTGGACACCAAGCTCGACAGCCACACTCTCCTCTGTCGCCCCCAGGCGCAGAAGCTCGGCAGCACGAAGCTCAACCTCCGTCCACCGACCATCCACACCAGACACCGTCATCTTCGCCTCACCCATCCGTCCTCCTCTTCCGCTTGGGACACGGCTTGGCAGGCGTCGGGTCAAAGTTCCCGAAGTGCCAGACAGCTCCATCACTGTCCGACACACGAGCACGCCGCCATCTCACGACAGCAGCGACCCCAGCCCACCGACAAGAACCCGACCACGAACGGCACGACAGGCAAGAAGTCACCTCCAAGCCCGCCAGACCAAAGCTCGCATCGTCAGGCAGGTACTCCATCAGAACGGGATCTCGTCTTCACCCTGCTGAGTCCCGTAGCTGTCATCAGGCGTGTACCCCTGGGCCTTGTTCCCCACGAACTCCACGCTGTTCGCGATGAGCTGAGGAGTCCGACGCTTGTTCCCGTCCTTGTCCTCCCACTCATCAATCTCCAGACGGCCCTGGACACACACCCAGTCACCCTTCTTCTTGTACTGAGCCACGATCTCCGCAGTCTTCCCAAAGCACACGATGTTGTGCCACGTCGTCTTCTTCCGCTCACCCCAACCATCGTCAGTCGGAATGCTCAACTTACACACAGCCTTGCCGGCCTTCGAGGTCCTCACCTCGGGATCCCGACTCAACCGTCCCGTCACCATGTAGCTCTGTGGCATGTCCTTCTCCTGTTCAGACCTCATCATCATATTCAACTACACCTCCCACAAGGAGTCCCGTGACAACCAGTGACAACCGTCCCGCGCACCACACCACCTCGACACCACCAAGTGATCCTTCTCCAGTAATACCAAGCACTTAGAGGGAGGCACTTGCATTCAGCTTGACACGGTGGTCTACGATCCCCTTACCAGCGAGCGACGGGACGCCGCGTCAAAGCCGAAGGCAGCTGGCGGACCAAGCGAGCGCCCGACGAAGAGCGCAGCGAATGAGGAGCCCCTGCAACGTCACCATGCTCGAGGACGCCTCGAACAGCTCAGCGCCTGGTGTGAGCACCACCTGCTGCCAAGCGGATCAAATAAGGATTTTAAGGCCGTGTTGGGGGGGCATTTAGGAATCATTACTACATTCGGTTTTGGTTTGGGGGGTACCCCCGGGGTAGGGGTTACTGGTGACGTTCGGTCGGTGATAGTGGCGTGGTGGTGCGGGTTCTCGCCGATGGGTGCGGGGGTGAGGCGCGGCTGTTGTCGCGTCGTCTCGACGTGCGAGGGAGGGGGGGGGAGGAGGAGGAACTCGGAGGCTTGACCCCTCCCCAACGGTGCCAGCGCTGCAGGTGGCGCGCGCGTATAGGGGGCGTCACCTGCTCCCGAACGCAAGACACCCCGACCGGATGAACCGGACGGGGTGAGGCTGTCGAGGTGAGGCTATCGGGAGCGGGCCACGAGGGTGGCAAGGGTTGCGAGCACAAGGAGAACGACCGCGCCGGAGCATGTCATGGAGCACATCCCAGCTCCTGCAAGGCTGCGCCTCCGAACCAAAACAGCCAGACGAGCACGAGGAGCACATGCCCTGCGAGGTGGTCTTGGGTGCGCTTGCTCAAGCCTGGACGCGGAGCGCGGTTCATGCTGCTACCCGCTGCACGAACCCGGAGCGGTCGCGGGGTGCCTTCGTGCCCTTGGCGAAGAGCACGACCCACGAGCCCGGAGCGTCGAGGAATCGTGCGTCGTCCTTGTCGCCGTCGATGGTGGGGTAGCCGTTCCAAGCTCCGGCGGCGATGAGGGCAGCGGCGGC